GGTACTCATCGACCTTCCATCCGTTGAGATCGAACAGACGAGGGATCTCGTGTCGGTTGAAGACCTCGGCGATGCCCTGTGCCCAGGAGTTCAGCGCCGTGCGGAAGATGCCCGTCTTGTTGACCGAAAGGGCATAGGACCCTACGGCCTCATGCCCGAGCAGGATGAAGTCGGCCAGGATCGTCATGGCGATGCGCTGCTCGTAGCGAGTGATGGCACCGTCGATGTTGATGGCCCGCGTGCCACCGGAGTTGAGCAACTCGAACTCATAGAGCGCGTTGCCGGTGTCCTCGTCCCAGGCCAGTGGGAGGACGATGCCCTCCTGTTCGTCACGACGCACGTTGCGGACCATCTTCTTGAACATCTCCGCGATGGCCTTCTCATCGTCGGAGGCGTTGGGCATCAGGTACTCAGCGGGGATCTTGGCCACCGGGAGACCAGCGAGGTCACGCTCGATGCCGATGCCCTCGATCTCCTCCAGGCGCTTCTTGAAGTACCAGGGTCGATAGGCGTTGCGGAGGATCGAGTTGCCCTCGGGGTTGTTCTTGTGTGCCGTGGTGCGGAACAGCAGGCTCTTCTTGATCGGGAGGAGGATGGTGTCGAAGTCAGGTGGTGCGTGCTGCTTCATCGCCTGGATACCGCCGTCTTCGTCGAAGACCCACTCGAACAGGGTGTTCTGCGAACGGATCGGGATCTTGCGCCATCCGATGAGCCCGTCGCTGTGCTGGGAGCGGAAGCGGGGGTTGCGCACCTCACCGATACGGCGCTTGTAGACCACCTCGTGCCAGGACCAGCCGTACACCAGCATCGACAGGATCTCAGAGATCATGTCAGCCCATGTATGACTCATGTCAGACATGCACTCCTCGACGAACTGGGCAGCAAGTTGGTCATCGAAGTCGTCAGAGGCTGAGTCAACACGCCAGTTGATCTGGCGCAGGAGCATGTTCACCGCGAAGACCACCGCTCCGACCACAGGGTCGTTGGCGTGCATCTCCTGATAGACCTTGACGGCCTTGTTGCCCTTCAGTTGGGGGAGGAACTCCTCATCGACATAGCCACCCCAACGACTGAGACCCGAGGCCCCGACCTCGGTGTACATGCGCTTGCTGACTTCGCCGTCTGCCATGAGACCTCCTGAGCGCATCGTGCCAGATGCTGTAGGGCTACTTCTTCAACTGGAGTGTCTGCTGGCTGACGACCTCACCGGGCATCGCCTTCAACTGGATGATGCGCTCCTCGGTGAGAGCATCACTGTGCCCAGCCATCCTTCTGGTTGATCCGATGGTCGCGTAGGAGATGACCCTCATGGATCCGTGCTTGGCTGTGTCGGTGTCGATCTCCACGCTGATGACGTGCTGCGGGTCGAGATCGTGGTAGGCGAGCCACTCCATGATGTCATCTAGACCGATGTGCTTGCTCACGGGCTCTCCTCATGTTGGTCTCGACATTCCTCCACGCACGGTGATCGCTCGGTGTGCTCGCGCAGAAGACCATCTCACCGTTGGGGCCATGCAACTTCAGGTGTCCTGATCTGCGGTACTCCCAGGACCAGCCGCGTCTCTCTATCCGTTTCAGGAACTGCTTGGTCTGCTTGCTCATGGTGCCTCCATCTGGAGAAGTTGATAAGTTATGAGTCTTATCTCTAACTCTCCCTGCATTCACATCTGCCGCCAGGGGCTGCCACCCTCGTGGGTCACGTCGATCATCGGACGCGCCTTGACGCGCTTGGCCTTGCGCTTGTGCCAGGCGAGGGCGAAGGCGCACACGGTGTCGGGTAGATGGGCTCCCCCACCCCTGCCGTAGATGTCCTCGTTCGAGCAGTTGTGCGTGATCACGCCATCCACGATGTACTCGTGCTCACCCTCGACCGTGAGGTCGTATACCTTACGTAGACCACTAGGGTGTTTGGAGATGAGATGGGCCGTCGTGTGACCATCGACCGTAAGTACTTCCTGGATCGCAGCAAGATCAAGGACGGGTGCTGGATCTGGAGCCTTTACAGCGACCGGGCCGGCTACGCCAGGATGCACTCCCAGGGGGGCAGATCCAGCACTCTCGCTCATCGCGTGTCCTACGAGGTGCTCGTTGGCCCTGTCACAACGGGCCTGGAACTCGATCATGTCTGCCGCAATCGTAACTGCGTCAACCCCGAGCACCTGGAGCCGGTCACTCATCGCGAGAACGTCCTTCGAGGAGACACCATCGCTGCTGCCAGGGATAAGGTCACTCGGTGCCCATACGGGCATCCCTACGCGGGCGAGAACCTCATCACGGATAGCCGAGGCAGCAGGAGATGCCGGACCTGCGTCGCTTACATCAACCACGTCGCCTACCTGAAGCGCATTAGCGTGAACCCATCCGCCCCCACTCGCAATCGAATGGTCTGGGGTAAGGATCAGTTCCGAGCCATTGCTGAAGCGCAAGCGCTGGGTGTCCCTGACGCCATTGCAGACCGTCCTGGTTACCGGCCTCCATCCCGCCCGAGTGAGGGCGAGATCACCGACTTGGACCTGCTCGATTGGTACGAGGCCGCGAAGGGTCCGTACCAGTGACCCCTCCGCATGGCAGTACTTGTGCTCCGAATATGCGCTCTCGACCTTGGGAGCGACCAACTCCCCCTTCTCCACCGCAGCGATGTACTCGGTGAGCATGTCGTCACGCTGGCGACCGGTCATCACGAACCCGGTGACACGGGCATCGAGGTAGTCAGAGACCACGTTGCCCAGCCCTGTGGCGTCATGGATGGCCTGGCCCGGATAGCGAGCGAGCCTGGAGTTGAACAACTTGATCATGAAGGGGTAGGGCTTGCGCCTGGTGCGGGAGTAGGCGACCAGCCTCCATGGCTTGCAGTCGGTCCTGAAGGTGGCGATGACCGTCCAGTCCTTCTCCTTCGCCCAGTCAGCCCCTGTGACGTACTCGCCCAGGCGCTCTTCGGGCTCCTCGAACTCATACTGCTCCCCGACGTTCACGTCATGGTGCTTGTAGGTCTGGAGCGCTGGGTCGTGATCGCCAGGGATGTCGGGGTTGGACCTGTAACCCGCGAACATCTTCTCCACCCACTCGGTGTCGATGGCGCGATTGCCGACGGAGGGCTCCTGGAGGTCGTACTCCACCTCCCACATGTGCTTGGTGACGGTGGCCTTGGTGCGTTTGATGAACGACTTGGGAAGCCACCCGTCTACGGGGTTGGAGGTCTCCTTCCAGCACCATGTGTAGACCGGCCAGCCGTTCTGCCCAGATCGGCTGAGCATCTCGCTCATGGTGCCGTCGGAGTATTGGTGCGTGCTCGATAGCACTACCTGCGTGTCGATGGCATCTTTCGGCATCGGCTGGCCCAGTGCCGAGTCGAGGATCGCGACATCCATCTCGTCGATCTCGTCCATGCGGAGCCTCTGTGGGTGTGGTCCACGAACTGACCGCTGTGAGGCGAGGAGGGCCTTGACCTTCGCCCCGTTCGTGAGCCTTGTCTCATAGATGCTCTCCTGGGTGATCATGTGGTTCGGGGACAGGGGTGCGTTCCAGCCATCCCGCATGGCCTCGTGGATGTTGACCGACTGGGCACCTGATCCACCGAGGATGTTGACCTCCGCTCCCCAGATGACCGCCTCGGTGAGCGTGAGGTAGGCCAGGGTGCGGGACTTCCCACCCATGCCTCTGGATGCCTTCCAGATGCTCACCGGGTGTCGTGCGAAGAACGCATCGGCGAAGGCGTCGAAGGGAGGTCGATGGTCAGGGCACACCGGGGTACGAGGGATACGCACGCCCCAGAGCGTGTAAACCAACTCCCATAGTTCATCGTCGGTCGCAGGAGGCCGCGCGAGCGTGAAGGACATCTAGGCGACGTTGGAGTAGGTCATCCGCACGGTGATGCCGAGCGAGAAGTCCGAGGTCTTGGTGATGCTCTGCGCGTCGATGCCGGCAGCGAGGGTGGCGCTGGTTCCCGACACGCCGGCTGCTGCACCGAAGTGCAGCGCGATGCGCCTGATGGTGAAGTTGCCCTCTGTTGTCAGAAACGTCGCCTTATGCGTCACGACCTCGCCCGCGCGTGTGGGAGTCGCATCGAACGCCCGCTTCGCGAGGTTGGCAGGGCCTCCCAGACCCGTGTTGCCAGCGGCGAAGGCTGCGGCACCGTCATCGACGGTCATGGTGGCGATGGCTGCTGGCGCTCCCGCCACACCCGAAGCCAGGTCGGCGATGCCCTGGAGCCCACGGTTCACTACGAGACTTGCCATCAGGTGATCTCCTGCTCGGTTCGGATCATCACAATGTAGGGGCCATCATCATCTTCGTGCTCGGACAGCACGCTCATGCCGAGTTGCTTGACGTGGTGGCGAAGTTGATCCAGCGTCATCCCCGGCCCTGGACGTGCCGTGATCTCCACCTCGACCTTGGTGATCGTGCCTGGGTTCTCCATCTAGAGGTCCTTGTGAGCGGTGATGAGGAGTTGGACGGCATCGCACGTACTCGCCTGCACAGACCCCATCGGGTGGGTGGCGAAGACCGACGCTTGCAGGTTCTGGAGTTCAGCCCATGACAGCAACGGGAGGTTGTATGTGTGTGAGGGTCCAGGGAAGGCGCTCCCAAATGCCAGGTTCATGACCAAGCCCGCGCTGACGTAGCGCAGTTGCATCTCAGGGTTCGTGGCAGCGACGGCCCCCTCTGTCTGCGTCACCCAGAAGCGCAACTGCACCTGGGTGATCGTGAGCGTGTCGTCAGCAGGGAGGGAGAAGGGCAGTCTGAGATCCCCGGCGCGGACACCGAGAGCGCTGCCAGCAAGGGTCGCGTTCACCCCATCGGACCTGCCCGTCGAGTTGGCGATGCTCGCCCAGTCGCTGCGACCACCCGCTGCCAGTTGCGTGACCGATGAGCCTCCGGGATCGTAGGCACGGTCGGTCCTGCTGATGAGCGTTCTCGTTCCGGCACGGGCGAGATGGTCCACCTCGAAGTCGTGTCTGGCCCTGGCCCCTGCGCCAGCGCCCAGCCCATCCACCTCTGCGCTGAAGAAGTCGAACCTCGCTCCTGACTTAGCAAGGTAATCAGGCAGGACCTCTGTGATGCCAACTTCTGCCCCTGGCCTGGCCGTCAGCCCATCAACCACCAGGTCATCCAGCGCAGGGAGCAGCGCGATGCGTCCGTTCCCCTCTAGTGCCATCTCCCCCAGAGAGGGTCTCACCCTGACCCTCGGGTTCAGCGCGCCGAAGTCGGGTCCCCACTGGATGGTCCCGCCACCGGGGTTGGGTGTTGCGCCACCCACGATGATGGTGGCTGCCGGACGGGTGTGGATCCTCTTGCGGGTCATGCCACAGCCAGATGAGCGACCCGCTGTGTGCCGCTCTCTGACAAGGCCCATATCTGAGTGGCTTCGTTGACCTCCAACTCCACAGCGTCCCCTGCGTACAGCGGGAAGCCGGTGGTGACAGCCACCGTGTCGTCGGTCCCGATGTAGACGGGCTGGGTGTTGCCCGCGAGCGCCCGCACGCTGATGGTCTTGCGCCCATCCAAGGGGGAGACGGCGATCTGGGTGGGTGAGTCTGTGACGTTCCACTGACCCGTCCTGAACGAGGTCAGTGCCTTGATCGGCATCTCGGCGTCGAAGCGCGTGATGGCCTGCCGAAGTTCCCCGTCCTCGGTGACTTCCAGGTTGACGTAGGCCCCGGCTGGGTTCTTGCCCGCGATGATGGCACGGGTGATGATCGCTGAGTAGCGGTCATCCAGAGGCTGGGGGAGCATCAGCGACGTGGGCTGCTGGACGGTGCGGTGGTAGGAGGTCTCGTTCTCGAACTCCGTCTGCGCGATCCCTCCGTTGAGGTAGACGATGCGGAAGAACTTGGCCAGGGGAGCGAAGAGCAGGCTCCCGCCATTGGAGCCACCGGGGATGGTGGTGGATATCTGACGGGTGACGCTCAACCCATCAAGGCTGAACTGCGCTATCGCGCCGTTGATGGCGCTCCACTGATCGGTGCGGAAGATCACGTGGATGGCTGAGAACTCCGACATCTCCTCCCACTCACCGACGAACATCTCATTGGCACCCAGAGGGGCTGGGACCTTGTTCACCTGGGAGACGGTTGACGCTGGTGGTGCTAGGGCCTCGAACTGATCAGGGTCGATGATGAAGGTCGGTGTCCTGCCACCGGTTACGAGGTCATCCAGGATGCGGACATCGATGACCTCGTTGGCGTGAGCCCAGCGTTGAGCAGCACCCGTCCATCGACTACCAGGCGTGACCATCTATCTCACTCCTCGTCTAGGTGGCGATGTGCCCAGCGGCGAAGAAGGCAAGCCCGAGAGCGACGAGGTTGACCGGTACGGCGTCACGCCCCGAGAGCGGCACGAGCGCAGCGATGGCGAACAGGACGATGGCGATGACGTACAGGATCAGGCTCATGTGTCTTCTCCTATGTCGATGGGCTTCTCGTCGTAGTGCATCTGCTTGTACTTGTCACTGATGGGCCAGTAGTGCCCGCTCAGTGGATCATGGACGAGCCAGCCACCGCTACCACACGACATGACACCGTCAGTGGTCTCCACCTCGAAGTCCACGTCCATCTGCCACATGAGCACGGGGTTGGGCTTCTTGATCATCCGATGCCAACTTCGCCAGTCAACAGGGAGGGAGCGCAGAGCCTCCTCGGGTGACACAGGTGTGGTTGTCACATCGGCCTCCATGAGCGCCGCTCGTTGTTGGGACCGAACGGCACGTCCTGCTCGACGTAGGTCCCCGAGCCTGGGTTGAAGGAGGCTGGCTTGCCCAGGTTGGGCAACTCCTCCTGCGGGGTGTCGGAGTACCGGGTGGTCTCACCCTCAGCGCTGGTGTACTCGCTCCCGAACCCACCAGGGGTGAGCACCGTGATGTGGACGTGGGTGGGGCTGGAGGGCACGCCCAGGGAGTTGGGGCTGCCATCGGGGTAGTCGCCTGGGTGGGTGTCCTGCGTCACCGAGACGATGGCTGGCAGGTGGTAGTCCAGGTCATTGCGCCCATCGGTCTGATAGATGACGAGGTCCCCGACCTTGGGGATGGGGTTGCCATCGGTGTCCAGGTCCTGCATGTCCACTCCTTGGTCTAGGGCTATGTTGCGCTGGATGTCTTGTACCAACTTCTCGTCGCTCACGGAACAATGCTCCTCTCGGCGAACTTCCTGCCATACCACTGGAGAACCTCCTGGCGATCCATGCCCGAGGCGTTCTGGAGACTGCTTGCGAGCAGCCAGCACATCTGAGCCAGGGTGCGGATGGTCTCTGTGGCGTCGTCCCTGTTCCCCAACTCCTTGGTCATCCTGGCGAAGAGATGGTACTCCGAGCCCTCGTTGCCGATCTCATAGGCGGTGACGAGGGCGAGGCACTCGCTCATCCGCTTCATGTCCCGTGCGGTGGGCTTACGCGACTCTGTCATCAGACCGCTCCTTTGAGTCCGGGCATGGGAAAGCCCCCGCCCCCTCCCCGAAGGGAGGGAATCGAGGGCTGGTGTGTGTCTTGCAAGCGCTTGTCGTCATGATCACAGGCCACGGTGACAGGGTGGGCGTACTGGTGCTTGTCACAGGGCTCGCAGAGCATGTACTTACGATACGACGTTGGGAGTTCGCAGCACTCGCAGTGCCACATGAAGGTCTCGCCCCACATCGTGGGTGGCTGACAGACGCAGGGATGGTTCTCCTTGATCTCACCATGGCCGTGATAGGGGCAGATCATGGATAATCCCACAGGATGGGTGGCTGTTTGTAGACGCCAAGAGGGGTGAACGAGTCCGCTGTCAACAGCATGTCCTTGGCGGCATCCTTCAGATCCTCATCCGTCAGACCGAAGACGGACAGCGGCCCCCAGTCGAAGATGGCTGGAACGACCGGTTCTAGGTGGCATCTGCATCCGCAGGCATAGAACTCAGCCTCGGAGTAGCGGCAATCATCGTGATGCCCTACAGAGCACGAGACGCTTCGCATCAGTCCCTCCACCAGAAGATGTGGGGCTGATCCATCCAGCCCCACTCAGGATTCAACCGACGAAGATCATCGAAGAAGGTGGACCCATTGAGTCTCAGGTTGTCCAGCAGGAGTGCGGTGCGATCCCATCCCTTGCTGGGCTTTGGCCAGGGATTCCAGTCCGTGTAACCACCTAGGATGGCGCGGGAGACGTTGCCAAGGGTGACATCAGTGTCCCTGTCCTCCCCGAACAGCACGACTCTCCTGGCCTCCTCACGCTGCCTGGCTCTCTCCTCCAGGTCAGGGCCTGTCCATCTCCTCACGATGTCATCTCCTGGTACTGCTGCCACTGCTCTCGGATCCAGGTCCCGCCCCACAGGGGCCACAGGGAGTGCTGACCGAACCAGATGTTGCCGAGTCCTGTCATGCCTTCCTCCACTGCTCTGGCAGCCAGATGGCCCTCTGGCAGGCATCGGTGTCCATGATATGAGCAGCCCCGAGCACGAAATGAGGAACGTCATCGTTCTCGATCATGGAGAGTCTGACCTCATTACAAGTCTCCCCGAACCTCTTCATGCGGTCGTAGTAGGTCTCACGGCTCATCTCCACTCCTTCCAGCAGACCATCTGTGCGGA